CACGCGAACTGGAAGTTCGAGACGTTGATCTTGCCGTAGTAGTCAGCTGAGTTGCCCAAGCTGGTTTCCGACTGCGTGAACGCTGTCTTACCGTAACGTGTCATCATCGAAACGACTGGCTGGAACGTTACTGGGTTGATAACAACACCGCTTGACATCAGGGGGATGTATGGGCAGTAGAAGTATCCAGTATCCGTTTCACCGTTGCCACCCTTGTATCCAACCAGGATCACGTCGTTCACAGCAGCGCCCAAGCCAGAGACTTGGTTCCACAGGTACGAGTAAACCTTGATCGAACCGTTCAGTGTACCAACCAACATCGTGTTGTTTGGACCCTTGAACGAACCAGCAACAGCAGGTGCGAACACCGACTTAGCTGCCGATTGCAGGATCGACACAACCATTGGTGACACAACGATGAAGTTGGCTGCACCACGACGTGTCTTACGTGCGATTTCGTTTGCGACTGCATTGATCACGATACCCAGGTTAGCGAAACGATCGCCTAGGTATGCTGGCTGGTACTGAGGACCCAGGCCAATCGTTGCGTAGTCGTATGTACCAACCGTACCCGCCAGAGCGATCAGGTCAGACAGGATTTCGCTGTCGATTTCTTGCACGATTTCTGCTGAAACAACTTGCGACAGTTCCGACTCGAGGTCGAGACCGTGCTGGCTCTTCAGGTCTTGCATCGCTTCAACCGTCCAACCAGCTTGCAGCTTACGTGTTGCAGCTTCAACAGCTTGCGACACAACTTCCAGCTTCACTGAACGACCGCCGGAACCTTCAATGAAGGAACCTTGACCACCGTACAGACGACCAGCATACTTCTGACCGATTGCGTCAACACCCGATGAAGGATATGGACCAAACAGCGAAGTGTTTGTAGCTGGCAGGCTTGAAGGCCATGCACCACGCGATGCGTTACCTTGGATGTCAGCTTCGTCAGCTGCTGCATTTGTGATGCCAGAAGCACCTGCAGGTTGAGCTGCACCACCGTCACCAACCGACGCACCAGCAGCACCAGAGTAGAACTGACGCAGAACTGGGTTGTTACCGAACATTTCAGCGTTAGCTGTGATCGTGCCATCGGAACCGTTTGCTGTCCATGGGTTACCAGCTGCGCCGGCTGCAGGAACTGCAACGCCTTCGCCGTACTTGTAACGCATCGTGTAAACGAGGCCAACTGGACCTTGCATTGGCTGAACACCAACGATTTCAGTTGCGATTGTACCTGGGATGATACGACGAATCATCGGGATCAGGATCTTGCGGAAACCTGCGATGTCCGTTGCAGCAACAGCGCCGGAGGCTGCAGTTTCTGCCAGGATGTGTTGCTTCTGGTTTTCCAGCAGCGTGCCGACGATTGACTTCTTCGAAGAGTCAAGACCTTCGAGCAGAGCGTCCTTTACTTCGGACCAGTTTTCAAATAGTTCATTCATGTTTATCTCTCCTTGAGATGTTGTTTGCTTTACTAGCGATTAGAATTATTCCAGACCTGCGAGACGACGCAGATGCTGTTTGTCAACGTTGGAATACGCTGGTTGCTTCAATTCAGCAGCTTCGAGGACGACTTCTTCCTGTTGCTGTGCCTTGTTGTCACCTGTCTTTGCAACGCCACTTACCTTCTTCTCACCTTCAGCTAGTACTTTTTCTTCCTTCTCTGAGGTTACAGCCTTTTCAGCTGTTTCTTTGAGCACTCTACCTACGTAGGTCTTGTAAGCATCTTCCATCAGTGGTGTATCCACATTCTTGAGGATTGCTTCCATTACTTCCCTCGTGCGGCCCGAGAGAGGTGCCAAAACTTTTTCCATCTTGATCGAGCGTTCCAGCTTTGCAGCCTTCTTTTCCGACTCTTCAAGAGTTGCAAGTGCGTCTTGCAGACGTTGTTCAGTTTCAGTCAGCTTTGCTTCGACGGAATCGTCACCAGCATAGTGCTTCTTGAATTCTGCAACAAACGACTCAAACACCTTCTTGCCAAATTCGTTCTTCTTGACTTCCGTGATGTCTTCGCGGAGTTCTTCGATTTCTGCCGACAGGCGAATTTCGAGGAAGTTGTCAAGCTTTTCAATCAGTTGTGCAACGTCTTTCTTCAACGTCACGGCCATTTCGCCCTTTGCTTCAACGAGCTTGACAGCATATTCTGCTTCGAGGTCGCGGAAACGTTCGATATCTGTACGCAGTTCCGACAGTTCTTCTGTCAGAGCTTCTGTAACCTTTGCGTCAAGTGCTTCAATCAGAGTATCACGTTCGGTCAGCCATGCTTCATTGAGTTCAGCAGTAACTGTCGCTT